CGTACGGGCTCCTAATACAACTGACTATCAATATCCTATCGGTAAACGATGGATAGATCAAGTTGGACTTAATGACTATACTTTAGTTGGAATAACATCAATCGGTGGAGTTCTTTCAGGAACATGGAATCTTTTAGGCACTAATACAGGGGCTCTTAATACTCTTACTGGTGGTTCAGGGGGCGCTATTAGCCCTAGTGCTGGAAATATTACATTAGCAGGTACAACAGGACAGATTACGACAACAGGTTCGGGAAGTACTATAACATGGTCTCTTCCTTCAGCGATTACTGCACCAGGATCACTTACAACTACAACCACGCTAACATCCGGAACTACATTAACTGTAGGTACAAGTGCTTCAGTCGGAACAACTCTTGGAGTAACAGGAGCCACAACATTAAGTTCTACTTTAGGAGTTACAGGACTTGCAACACTTGCAGCATTAACACAAGCAGGTACAGCTTCTATTAATGCTACAGGGTCAGCCGCAACCACAATTGGTGGATCATCAGGAGCTATAACAATAGCTGTTGGTGCCGGTAATTTGGCGATTAATGGTGCAGGTAATACCATTAATGTTGGTACGGATGCAGCCAATACAATTAACGTTGGTTCCGGAGCATATGCTTCTCTTATTACAATTGGATCGGTCACAGGAGCTGCTTCACTCGCATTAAAAGCAGGGACAGGAAATATCGCTTTATCCACATCAGCAACAGGAACAATTACCTTAGGTTTAGCTACACAAACTGGTACAATTACTATAGGTGCTTCGACAGCAGGTCAAACTATATCAATTGGTGCTGCAGCTGGAGCTAACACTATAACTATAGGTTCTAGCACAACAGGTAACATAACTAATTTATCATCAGCTATCACAGCATTACCTGGACCAGTGTATGTTTATACAGGAGCTGGTGCTCCTTCTAATGGTTTAGCATTGCATGTGGGAGATTTGTATATCAATACAACAGCCGCTTCAGCCACAACGAGAATGTATATAGCTACAGCAGCTAGCACATGGACTAACGTAACTTGCGCAGGTTAAAAATGCTAAAGAATTTTTCAAGAATAGAAGCACAAGTAGGGAGTCGTTTATATCATTTATCATGTGATATGGATTCTCCCATCACTGAAGTAAAAGAGGCATTATATCAATTCACAAAATATATAGGCCAGATAGAAGATAAATTAAAATCAGATGCTCAATCATTGGAGCAACCTGTTCAAGAAAACCCACCTGTAGAATCAAAGGAAACCTAATATGCCATCATTATTACCTGCAACAGCTCAACCATTAACTCAAATATCGATAGGGGAAGCTAGTGTTGGAAGTTCTTATACTTCAGTGGGAACATTCACTTCATGGTTAGAAATTATGATTATAGTTTCTACTCTCGATGCTGCTGTTCAATTATCTTTTGACGGTGTTAATGCTCATATAGCTATTCCAGCAGGAAATAGCGAACCTGTTATATTTAATATCGATTTTAAATCTAATCTTTTGACGATGCCATTAACTTCAGTTTACGTAAAAAGAATAGGTACTCCTTCAGCTGGAAGCTTATATATAAGCGGATTTAGTTCATCTCTACAATAAGGATGATATGCACCAAGACCTTTCACAACAAGCCTATTGTCAATCGGTAGGTACAAACTCGACCAATTATCCTGTCATCGATAAAAGAAATCCAACAGTAAATGACATATATTATCCTATTGGAAAGTTTTGGATTAATCAGACTGGCCCAAATCAAAGCTTATGGTATCTAAATTCGCTTTCTAATGCTACAGGTACACTACAAGCACTTTGGATACCTATTTCTATTGAGACAGTATTAGCCACATTATCAGATACCGGCAATGCAAATATCGTCCCTCCCTCTTTAAGTAGCGCGAGTCCTCCAGATAATATCCAAATTATTGGTGGAACAGGTATAACTGTTGTAGGAAATGCGTCTAATAATAGTTTAACCATTACAAATACTTCTGGAGCTGCTGAGACACTAACCGGTAACGATGGTGTTGCCGTATCCGCTTCGGGTGGAACTATTCAAACTCTTGGTAATGTTGTTGCAAGCGGAACACATTCGGGATATCCTCTATACACATTCAATCCATCTAGTAATATTGAACAATGGGATATTCAAGTTGCATCTGCAATATCATCGACAAATATTGATTTAACCGGATTAGCAGCATTCAACAATACTCAGTTCGCCGTAGATTCTAATGGTTTTGTAACTTTGTACGGTGGTTCCGGTGCTCCGACATTGGGTATTACTCCAAATGCGCATACATCACCCGGCACTTCTCCTGTAGTACCAAATGCAAGTGGGGACATAATTATAGAAGGTGGAGCTACTTTTGCCACCGGAACACAAGCCAATCCAATAAGAACCAATTCTCTTGCTGCTAATACTATAGATCTACAAATACAATTAGCTGGTTCCCATGCAGCCACATCCACAGCAAATGATTTTGGTGTAGCTCAATTTGACTCTAATTCATTTGGTGTCACTAGTGGTTTTGTCACATTGAAAAATGGTGGCACAACAGGCGCGGTTACTTCTGTTATTGGAGATGATTCTAATCCTGTTGTACCAGCTTCTGGTGCTATTACTTTTGAAGGAACCGTTGTTGCTAATGCTACTAATGCTAAACCTGTTTATTTTCTTAAAGGCGCAACTAGCACTGAAGAACTAGAAGTTCAACTCACTACAACTAGCACATCAGGCTCGAAAAACATCAATAATGCCGGTCTAGCCTCATTTGATAGCGCTGCTTTTACAGTAGATTCAGCTACTGGTTTCGTATCTCTAGTAGGAGGATCAGCTCCTGCGGTAGAGACATTAACCGGTAATACTGGTGGGGCAATTAGTCCATCATCCGGAAATATTGGAACTGTTGGAACTGGTAGTATCACAATTGTAGGATCTGGACATACTCTTACAACTGAATTAACAGGTTTAACTCAATATGATATTTTAGTTGGACAAGGAAGTACAACGATAGGTTTAGTGGTTCCTTCGGCAACATCTGGTGTACCATTAATTTCCCAGGGATCTTCAAGCTATCCGGTATTTGGGACTGCCGTAGTAGCAGGAGGTGGTACAGGTGCCACAACTCTTACGGGTGTTTTGATCGGTAATGGAACATCTGCTATCACTGGAAATGCGATTACACAATATGATGTCTTGGTTGGGGGCGCTTCTAATGCTATTACTTCGATTTCACCAAGCACATCTGGATATGTTTTAACATCCAATGGCCCTGGAGAAAATCCGACATTTCAAGCAGTAGGAGCTTCTTCAATAACTCTTGATGGCGATTCAGGTTCAGCTAGTGGATCTACGATAACGATCAGTGGCGGAACATCAGGATTAACAACTACAGCTACAATAGCTACAATGGATATTACCGGTACTCTTAACGTATCCCACGGAGGAACGGGAGCTACTACACTTACAGGAGTGCTTACAGGTAATGGCACATCAGCTATTACAGCCAGTTCTGTCACGCAATACGATGTTTTAGTTGGTGGTGCTTCTAATGCGATTTCATCTGTAGGTCCTGGAACTTCAGGACAAGTATTGCAATCAGGAGGCGGAAGCGGTAATCCTGCTTATTCAACAGCTACATATCCTTCTAGCACGACAGTGAATCAAATACTTTATTCCTCTTCAAATAATACGATTGCGGGTCTCGCAACAGGAAATAATGGTGTTTTAATCACTTCATCGGGTGGCGTTCCTTCTATTCTAGCAGACGGTACCACGGGTCAAGTTCTTACTGCCACAACAGGTTCTCCTCCATCTTGGACAAGCATTAGTGTTACTGGGATCAGTACATTGGATGGTGATTCAGGTTCGTGTACCGGTTCAACCGTGACAATATCAGGTGGAAGTACTGGTCTCACTACTTCAGCTTCATCCGCTACAATGGATCTAACAGGAACTTTAAATGTTGGACATGGCGGTACAGGTGATACTTCATTTACAGCTTATAGTGTAATTTGCGGTGGCACTACATCTACAGGTGCTTTACAAAACGTTTCTGGTCTAGGAACTTCCGGTTATGTTCTTACAAGTAATGGACCGGGAGAGCTACCTAGTTGGCAGAACGCCGGTGATAATGCCCTCGCAATTACTATGGACGCTGGAACTTCGCCTATATCTCCTTCTTCCGGAGCTTTAGTATTTACAGGTGCACAAGTTGCTAGTGGTGTCGTAGGAACAAATGTAATACGCACAGATGGTTCTGCATCTAATACTATGACTCTTCAGATACAGAGATCAACTACAGCAGGATCATCAACTGTATCAGATAATGGAGTTTGTCATTTTAGTAGCACAGAGTTTAGCGTAGATTCTAATGGTTTTGTGACATCAAATAATATTACGCTTGTAGCCGGCACAGGAATAACTTTAAGTCCTAGCACCGGATTAGTTACACTCGGTGGAAGCATCACAATATCTTCAACAGGATCTGCCCTATTTAATTACAAGAATGTGAATCATGGTTCCAGCCCTTATACAGTATTATCTACAGATCAATATTTATCTGTAGACTGTTCTGGGGGAACAGTAACATTGGATTTTCCTAACACACCAACTACTTATCAAGTATGGTATGTAAAAGACAGAACAGGAAACGCTTCCACAAATAATATTTCGATTACAACTGTTGGCGGAACAGATACTATTGACGGTCAAACCACATACAAAATCGTTTCAAACTATGGTGCCGTTAATCTAATATATAATGGCACAAATTATGAAATTTTCTAATTATTGATAATTAAGAGGTAAAAGTGGCTTACAGAAACTACGACACAGCTGTATCTCATATCGTAGATCCTAACGGGTTTGGAGATTTTACTACAATTGGTTCAGCATTAACAGCAGCTTCATCGGGTCAAACTATATTTATTCGACCAGGAACTTATACCGAGAATCCTACCTTAGTTGCAGGTGTCAATTTGACAGCTTTTGAATGCGATAGCGCATTATCATCTACAAGTAATGTGATTATTAAAGGAAATTGCACTCTTTCTACAGCAGGGACAGTAACAATATCAGGTGTACAATTACAAACAAACTCAGCAAACTGCATCACTGTATCGGGAAGTGTGGCCTCAATATTAAATTTAAATAATTGTTACATAAACTGCACGAATAATACCGGTATTTCTTATAGTTCTTCAAGTTCTTCATCACAAATAAATATATTTAATTGTAATGGAAACCTGGGAACAACAAGTATCGGACTTTTTTCCGACAGTTCTTCTGGTTTACTTTATTTTAGAAATTGCTATTTTACAAATTCAGGTAGTTCTACAACCGCTTCAACATGTTCAGCAGGTCAATTAAATACTTTCGCGTGTACTTTTAATAATCCCTTGACATATAGCTCTTCAAACACGTCTTCATCCTTAGAACATACAGATATTGAAACGAATTCAACCAATTCCACATCTATTACAACAAGTGGTACAGGTACTTTAGGTGTAGACTATTGTTATATAGCTTCAGGATCAGCTTCTTCATTATCTATTGGTACAGGAACCACAATTATAGGATATTTTACTGAAATAAATTCTTCAAATACAAATGCAGTTACAGGGCTAGGCACATTTTCTTCCAATGGAACGATATATGTTAATTCACATCTAAGTAACGTCACGACTCAATCAGGTGGGGCAATTTCAGGTATAACTCAGGGGACAGCTCCGAGCGCCGGTTTCATAGGTGAACAGTTTAGAGCTAATAATACAGTAAACACTCTTAGTAATAATACACCTACAAACATTACTTCTATTAATTTGACTGCAGGTATTTGGGATATATCCTTGGTAACATTAACTGAATTTTCAGGTGTTTCTACTCAAAACAGTGTGGCCATATCAACGAATTCAGCATCATTTACAGGTGTGACAGCAGGCGATAATTATCTCGTAGCTCAATTTACACAAACAGCTCCTTTTATTTGCTTGTCCATTCCGAGTTATAGGGTAACTATTTCATCTACTACAACATACTATCTTGTTGCTCAAATTACGTTTTCATCAGGAGGAGGAAATGTTATCGGAAGGATTTCAGGAACCAGAGTTGGTTAAAATCCATAATTTTCTTCAGTAAAATTGTACTGTGGAAATAAATATCGAGCTTTGTACAAAGGTTGAAAATTACCATATTCCATTATTTCTCGAGCATCTGTGAAATAATGCATATAGTCTGTCATAAAACATAAATATTTTTCTGACGTTTCATCTTTAATCAAAAATATTTGAAGTTCGATAAAGTACGTCGTCATAATATGTTCTACGATATCGTATTCATGCTCTTCAACATAATATACTTGTTCAGTCATCACATCCATCATCTTTTCCCTCTTTTGTTTTCCATATTTTTTCGTAGTAATCCATAATTTTTAACATATCAAGTTTATATTGAGTATAAGGATAATCATTTATCATATAGTATGATGCAATTTGCGAAGCCATCGCACTAATCCATATACTGATGGAATATTTAGGCGAAGAATTTATAGCTTTATCCAATTTATTAAATGCATTTTTAAATTGCTCTGTGACTTCATTTCTTTCTGATTCAGGATCTTTCATTTTTGATCTTTCCTAGATTACATTCTTTTGCATTTTCAAGGTGATTTTTGATGTACTTTTCCAAAATTAAAATCTGCATTTGCAAGTTATCGATTTGTGCTTGCAATAATCCTTGTTCTTTTGCTAATGTGGTGTGGCGTGTAAAGAGTCCTTTTCGCAGGTTTTCCACTGCTTTTGACTGACGTTTGAGCTCCTCACGGAGCTCTTCGTTTTCTGTTTTAGGAAAAAATTCTAATTGTATCATCTTTTTATACACCCATCATTATTTACTATATAAGTATCTTGTGAAACGACTTTAACGGTAGCTTGAGCATAAGATGCAAATATTGTTGTGGCCAATATGGCAAACATAATCGTCTTTTTCATAGTATTTTCCTGTATTGTTGTTTTTCTTTAATTTCATCTAACCTTCTCTCAGCCATTCCACGATGGAATAACCAAGAAAAAAAACTCTTAATCATTTTCTAACCTATACATTTCTATTGGTGTTTTTCTGTATTTTTCTAAGTCTATTTCTTTCAATTCGGGTATCGCTTTATAATCAATAGATCCTTTTCGTACTATTTTCGACAGTTTTATACCGCCCCCCTTGCAATTTGACTTTCCAGACATACATATGAGACTGCTTCTCAAATCTTCTTCCTCTTTTTCCAATTGCGTCATTTGATTTTTTATCTGTTTCCATTTTGCAGCTGTCTCTATCCATATATCATCTTCTTTCTGTATAAAATCTCTTTCTATCATTCTAGGAGCTGTTAAATTCTGTACACAATCATAGAATTCAACCTCTTTACAGATCATATTTTTGATATATGATTCATCTCTGTTGACTACTATCACTTTCGATGAGTTATCACTGTAACTGAAATAATAAGCTTTGTCAAGTTCACAAATAGCCATCTGATGTTGTAATTGTGGGAAATACTTCTCCGGTATATTGCCGGATAGGGCTATTTCATGATCCACTTTTCCGGGACATTTTATTTCTACGATATTTTTTCCTTCAATATCAATGCCATCTAAGCTTGCCATCATCCATTCATGTTCTTTATGGAAGAGTACCTGTGGAAAAACCACCAATCCTGTTTCCTTTTCAAAAGCTTTCCTAGCGCTTTCTTCCATTTCTAAACCTCGTTTCATCGCTGATGATGAAAAGGATTCTTTTAATCCTAGTTTTTCTTCCCAGAGTTGATAAGGGGTCTTCCACGGGCTTACATGCATAATAACAGGCGCATCCGATGCGCCTATTTTATTTTTTCTTAACTCTAACCACTCATTAGATTGTTGAATTAAAGCGCTCATTTTATGCCTCCATCGCTACTGATTCTAATACCATATCTTCTTTACCCATAGCCTTCAAAAATGCTTCTTCTTTCTTCTTGATAGCTGCATTTTTTACTCTATCATAAAATGCAACAGGTAGTTCGTAGAGAGAATTTGCATTAATAGGGTGTTTCTTTATGAAATTCATAACGGTTTCTTGATATTCTACTTCGCAATCACCAAGAATTTCAATAAGAGTGTCCGCCATTTCTTTGGAGATTATCTCTACCACGGATTCTTCTCTATGTGTTGGAGCGTGATTATTGTTTTTTATTTCAATCAGTTCTTCGTGTGTATATCCGGCCCCCTTAATTACATCAGGAAATAATTGACGCGCTAACATAGACATCGCTCTATTGTAAAGCATAATGCTAGGATATTTCTCATACATATTCTTGGCCAATCCGGCTCTCTTAGCATCATCCCATGAAAAAGTTATTGTCCAAGTGTCTCCGTTATCACATCTCTTTCCATGTAAAATGCATATCGTATTATCCGATTTAGGATCTTTTATAATGCTGTGTCCTTTCTGACGTATTAAAGACGCCATCATTTCAGATGACATTCCTACTTTGCCTTGTACGTAATAAAGTCCACCATTCAACGCCTCTAAAGGATGAATATTCAAAGATTTGGCTTTCTGCACTATGGCAAACAATCCTGCTTCACCCATCGATTGAAAATGTTTTGTCTTCATTAATGTTGAACACATGTTTGTCATCGTATCTACGTCTTTCAAAATAGTATCAAAACAAACTTCTTCTCTAATTGCTAATGTATTCATGTTATCTCCTAAGCTTCTAGCTGTGCTAATTCACGTTTATAATAATTCTTAACCCTTTCCGCTTCCCTATCCTTTTCTTTGTAATGCTCTATGACCATACAATCTAAATCTTGTATGTCTTCAATTATACCAGAACCAACATTAAAGTTTGTACATAGCGTCACAAGAGCATTAGCAATTTTTTTCTTATCTATACTCTCTCTAGCGTTGTATAGTTCATTACACAAATCAAGAACAGCTGCTTTCAATTCGCACTTAGGAATTTCATACTCAGCAAAACTTCCGGATTCACGATCATATGATGAATATCGATCCGTCATTCTCACGGCTTCTTCATAATCCTCATCGACCCAATAATGATATTGTTCATTGTACAACATGTTTAGTCTCCTGTATTTGGTTTCGACGATATTTCCTGATCTTCAGTTGGTTGGATCAACACCGTCTTGTCATAAATGTAACAAATGTAACATTTATACGCAACATTTTTGTGCAAAAAAATTACAAAAGATAATTTAAAATTATGTTTACTATTGATTTATATTCAATACTTCGTGTATGTTTTCTTTATATCTAAATAAAAATGTCTTTGGAGGACTGTATGGATCTATATGATTACTATTATACGATGAAAAAAACTACCGGTTTAACCATGAGTGAGTTTGCTGCACAACTTAAATGTACGAGAGCTCATGTTCAAGGATTGATCGACGGATCGAGACATCCAAGCTTCAATATGGCTCAAAAAATTGAAGAAGTTACGAGAGGCCAGGTAAAAAAATGGGAAGCGATAAAATGGGCATGCGATTGCTATGATCGTAAGAACAATATAAATCAATGAGATTTATCTTTAAAAAAATGTCTGGCAAGTGATAAAACGTGTATTTAAAAAAATGCCTCGATCTTATGACCGAGGCTAAACCAAATATCTTTACCTCGCACCTAATCCAACCACGGAAATGCAAGATAAAAACAAAATTAAGCAAAGTATGCTCAATTAAGGAAACCCAATGAAGGAAATCCAATGAAGGAAATCCAATGAAGGAGGCCCAATGAAGGAGGCCCAATTTATAAGCAAAGGAGGACCAATAATGGTGGATAAGAATCACACAATTAAGGAGGCCCAATTTATACGAACAAAAACCTCGAGAAGTGTGCATAAGAATCGCACAATTAAGGAGGGTAACAAAAACAAAAACCTCAAGAAGTGTGCATAAGAATCGCACAATTAAGGAGGGTAACAAAGACAAAAACCTCAAGAAGTGAGGTGTGAATAAGAATCGAATCGAATCGAATCTAATCAATTCTTTTCTTTTCTTTTCTTTTCTTCTCTCCGCCCTTGTTGTTTTTAGGCAATGTTATGAATAAAGTGTATAAGTAATAACAATTTATTGCAAGTTTTATCTGCAAAAAAAGGAAAGAAATGAATCTAAGACCTATAGGAAACAATGTTTTAGCTAAATATATTATTGAAAATCAACCTGTAAAAGGTATTATGCTTCCTGATTCATCTATAAAGAAATCGCCTTGGCTTGAAGTTGTCGATTCTAGTTTAGAATGTGAATACCTCTTATCTCCCGGAGACAAAATTCTCATTGAGAAATATTCAGGATCTGATGTCACTTATCATGATCGTGAATATATAGTCGTTAATGCGAAAAATATCTTAGCAGTGGAGCTATTATGAAAACGGGCCAAAGAACAAGGAAGAACTTCGGCCCAGACATGGAGAATGGAGAATCTTTCGTCTTCTCCATCCTACAAAAACATCAATTATTTAACGTGGAAAGTCTTTCGTCTTCTCCATCCTACAAAAACTTGGAGAATGGAAAATCTTTCGCTTCTCCATCCTATAAAAATATCAATTATTTAACAAGGATAATTTAACGTGAATGATATCATTTCCGGCTTTGCTCACTCTTTTGATACAGGCATTGCCAAAGCAGTAGGAGTTAGTGCTGCTATTGTCTTTAATCACATCGTTTATTGGTTGAGAATCAATGCTCGTCGCGACGACTCTTCTTTTCACGATGGAAAATATTGGATGTTTGAAAGTCAAAAAAAAATGTCCGAATTCTTTGAATATTTTTCCGAAGATGAGGTCTTTAAGGCTATAAAAAAATTATTAGACTCCGGCCTCTTGATCAAAGGAAACTTTAACAAAAATTCTTTTGACCGTACAGCATGGTACACTGTTTCTAATCAAGAATTGATTGTTGAAAAGAACAGAATTCAAGAAAAGATTACGATACCGTCAAACGACGGAATCGATGCTTGTAATCTAAATTCAAAAAAAGATTACGATACCGTCAAACGACGGAATGGAAAACGGCATTTGACGGAATGTATATATACAATAGAAAAAGAAGAATATAACAATCCTCCTCTATCATCTCCTCAAAAAAAATCGAACCTACAAAAAGATAACACATTGGAGGAGGAGGATTTTTTACCTTTTGATTTTTTAAACGATACAACCTTATCCCCATCTCAAAAGAAACGCTTATCCAAAGAGTTTCCGCGTGAGGATGTCGAAAAAGCTCTCAAAATCGCCAAAACTCAGACCATCAAGAAGTCTCTGATGTCTCTACTCGTAAATATCCTCACTAATCCCGACAAATGGTCTGATAAACCCGAAGATCAACCTCTTACCCCACAACAGCAGAAAGCCTTGGAATATAATGCCCATCTCGTTGAAATCTCACCTCTCCTCGCTAAAAAGAACAAAAAGCTCTTCAAAGAAAACTCGATTTATGTGATTTTCAACGGCAGAATTATGCAACTTTCTTTTAAAGCTTTTGATTTCTTGAGTGATATAGATTTAGCCTTAAAGGAAATCGCATCCATCAAGCCAAACGCCAATGCCTCTAATTCGAATTCTAAGGCACCACCATCGCATTAAAATGATTAGACCAGTACCAACATAGCTGTCTAACCAAAAAATGCCTTGTAATCGATTTATGTGCGTTTTGTGAATTAAACACCTAACTCAAGGATTTTATGGACTTTCTTGATGAATATATCCAGTGGGCTTTTAACCGTTTACCACAAATGGCCACTACCAAAGATCTTAGAAATATCGGCCTTTACAATTCCGATCAAGCTGCTGCTGCCGCTCGTCGAAAAGGTCTCGGTCCTCAATTTTTTAGAATCAATGCTCGCGTTATTCTCTATCCAAAAAATGCCGTCATCGATTTCTTGACAAGATCCAAATGTTCACCCAGGAAAAATAAATATGCTCGTTGAAATTCCAGGTATTCCAATTTCTAAATCCAGACATCGCACTTTCTTACGTCATGGGAAAATTATGACTTATGATTGCCAAAATGAAGAAAAACTATTCGTTAAGAATTTCTTGAAAAATTTTGTCAATCTCAAACTTACCTCTTTTAATCATGAAGATGTCATTGAAATTTCTAAAATTCTTAAAGCTCGTGCTTTTTCCATAAGCTTTAATTTTTATCTCCCTTTTCCTAAGACCGATTCTGTTGTACGAGAAAATCGTACACTTTGGGGTTTTGATCATATGACCGATAAACCCGATTGCGATAATTTAGAAAAATTTTATCTTGACTGTGCTAATGGAATTCTTTATCAAGATGATAGACAAATAATTCATATGGAATCTAAAAAAATTTACTGTTCCAAACCTAAAACCGTTATAAATATTATGCCTGTTCATTCTATACAATTAGATCCTAAAGCTGAAAAAATATTTGAAAATATTTCTCCCTCCCAATTAGTCGAATTAATGGAGGTCATCAATGAATTACATTCGTGCTCTTTGGATTTTGATGAAGAACCTATTATTCCGGATTCAGATCATAATCGAGAAATTTATCAAAAACGATTGGCCAGGACCGCCTGCCTTCTAAGTGAACTTAGTGAAGTTTATCTTCCCTATTTTAAGAAAATTAGCAAGTCTTGTCCTAATTATTATCTAGAATGTAAAACGGATTTACATAGATTTGGTAAACCTATTTGTTAAGGAATATAATGCTCGATCCACTTGATGAAATCTCTGATATCGATTCTCACATCATCGATAATGATTCTCCTCCCACAAAAAAACTAGCTTTTTTTGGCGCCCTTTTCTTCTTCCTCTCCCTCTTAATTCTAGGTCTTATCTTCTTATCGGGATGCACTTATCCCTTATCTCGGGATGATTTTACTTTAAAAGAACAACCAAAGGAACCTAATTATGCCCCTCATAAAAAGCCCATCCAAGAAAGCCATAGGCAAAAACATCGCCATTGAAGAAACTGAAGGTAATAAACCTCATAAACAAGCTGTTGCTATCGCTTTAAACGTAGCTCGTAAAGCCGGCGCTAAGATTAAGAAAAAAAAATAGTTTTTTATAAAGGAGTTCTATACCATGGGAGTTACTACTACAATCTTGATTCCACCCCAAAAGCCTGTTATTATTAATGATTGGCCTGCGGGGTCTTTTGGAGATTAATATCATGTGGTTTTCTTCTAATTCTGTCTCTCCAAATGATGACGAAAATGTTCTTTGTATCAATGAAAATATATCTATGTGCCCCATTAAAGCTTATTTCGATGGTGAATCTAAACTATTCATTAGTCTAGAAACCCTTTGCACTCATCCCATTGCCGCTACTCATTGGTGCTATTGTCCTTCTTTCGATAGACGTAAAACCCCATTAGCCGAATGAATTTTCTTGACTTGTGCTTCTTGCTATATAATATTAATTTTACATCAACTTAGGAGTCATCCCATGGATAAACAAATTAGAAAAATTGAAAAGACTATTAGAAAAGATTCGAAACATGAAGAAAAAGAGCTCAAAAACCTAGAGAAAGCCGATAAAAAAAGAGATAAGGTTTGTGAGATGGGTGAAAAGGCTATCAAAATGAATAAAAAAAAGTAGGTTACTATGGCACCACCTAAAGGAATGAAATACGCTCTTGGTTGTACTACTGGAGGTAGACCTTCAAAATATAACCTCGATAAAGAAGCTGAAGACCTATTGAGATTCGTCTCAAAAGATGATTGCTTGGCTCTCGAAGACTTCACTCACACTAAGCCCTACTTGGCCTCAGAGCTCTGTGAGTTCGCTAGAAGGTCAGATAATTTCTCCGCAGCCCTAAAGAAGGCCAAGGAGATCATTGGGAGGCGTAGAGAGCATATGGTGAGTACCGGAAAGATGAACTACGGGGTATGGTATAGGTCTGCAAGGCTCTACAGCAAGATTTTGATGCTTGATGAAGAGAATGTAAAAGATCTTGATATGGAAAGAAAAATGAAATTGATAGATCATGAAGTAAAAAAACGTGCTGAAACCGCATCTACAATCACAGAAGACTTTATAAACCAGTATAAAGGCCTTATGAATCAACTTTCTGCATTGCAATCAAATCGTAATATAGCTGACAACAAGATCAAAGATGCAACCAAGTCATAATGAGACACAGGTTGTGACATAGCCATTTGTGGAAGCTTCTCATAGTTCTCAATCATAACTTCCAATTCTTTTAAAAGATCCCTCTTAGTAAGTTTAGGAGGGGTAATTTCTTCGCTCTTAACATTTTCTTTAACTTCAGTTTGTTCTACTATTTTTGGAATAATCTCGTTACCTTCATCGTCAACACGAATAAAATTGTTCCAATTGCCTGAAGTTACACCACAACGAAAATAATCATTTCCGCCATCAACAACAACTTCACCACATTTGCAAGTCACATAATCGTGTCTATGAAAGCTTTCAATAACATCCTGGCATAATTTGCATTTGGCTCTATTTCTCATAATAAAAATCTATAGGGTAAGTTAAAAAGAGGTCCTAATGAGATACAAATAGTATAGAAAGCCAGTTCATTCGGAGTAGGTAATTGGCTTTCATGCAATCAAGAGGGTTTTCATCATTAGGACGAAACACAAACGTAACAAAAGACATGATTTTTAACAAGAATAAATGTATATTATTATACGTTGACTGAAAGTCTACATTAAAATATCATGAACTCTATCTCAGAAGAGGTTAGAATGACGTTGCTAGAATATATACAGACCACAAAAATTACAATCAAGAAGTTTTCGGATCAGTTGGGGTATACTCGCACGCATATAAGTAGAGTCATACATAATAAAACAGGTTTATCGAATAAACTTAAGAATCAAATATATATTATAACTAATGGCCAAGTAAATCTATGACAGCTCCCTTATCTCCCAAACAACTAGAATTCGTGCTCAATAGCACCGCTAAATGGAATCTTGCCCACGGATCTGTTAGAACGGGAAAGACAATTGGCACATTGTTTGCTTTTCTTCATGCATGTCATAATTGTCCCGATGGTGATATATACATGGTAGGGCACAGTTCTAATACTATTTATGAAAATGCTATCAAGTTGATCTTTGATAGTCCTCAGTTTGCCATTTTTAGACCATTCTGCACTTGGTCTCCAGGAAATAGGATTCTCACATTTCAAGACAAGAAGATAAAAGCATATGGAGCAGCGGACGAAGGTGCTATAGGTAACTTCCAAGGTAAGACGATGTCTCTTGTTTATTGCGATGAGATTACTTTATATCCACAATCTATTATAGAGATGATAGATAGCCGATTGAGTAATACGCATAGCCGTGGATTTGCATCAATGAATCCAACATATCCTGATCATATAGTTAAGAAATGGATAGATGCGGGTATGGAAGGAGATAAGAACTATTATTCTCTTCACTTCACACTCGACGATAATCCATTTGTGGATGATGATTATAAAGAAAGACTCAGAAAGAACACCACAGGGTTATTTTACAAAAGAAACTATCTTGGATTATGGTGTCTAGCTGAAGGCGCTATATTCGACTTTTTTGACCCACAGATACATGTAACTAAGAACCCTCCTCGAGCAGCTGAATATTGGATTGCTTCCATAGATTATGGGATCTCTAATGCTTTTGCTTGTTTGCTAATTGGCGTATCAACAGGAATGAGTAATCAAACAGGAAAGAGGCTATGGGTAGAGAAGGAATACTATTGGGATAGTAAAGTTGAGGGAAGGCAGAAACTTAATAGCGAACTAGCTAATGATGTGGCCGATATGCTCGAACCTTATGCGGTGAGAGCTATATATATAGACCCAAGCGCTTCCTCAATGAAAGTAGAGTTGAGAAGACGAGGAATGCACATCGTTGATGCAGACAATGACGTATATAACGGTATAGAAAAGATGTGTAACGAAATGAAAATAGGTAATCTTTATATCCTAAGAGGTTGCAAAAACTTGATTAAAGAGATTCAGAATTACGTTTGGGACACAAAAAAGAGTAAGATGGGAGAAGATTCGCCTGTGAAAAAAGGAGACCATGCTATCGATGCATTGCGTTATGCAATTTACACACACAAAGTACAAATCTATAATCCCTTTCAGACAAAACACAATTCTGATGATTACATGAATTCAAGGTTCAATCATGGTACGAGACGCTTTTAGTCAAAAAAGCACAACCTAACTCACCCCAACAAACCCGAACCAAACTAAACTCATCCGAACTCACCCAAACTTAACGTAACAAAATTACTCTATAAGATAGACTTTCGTCTCTTTAATTAGCAGCTTTGACTTTCTATTCAATGTTTGAACTAGATTTAAGCTGTGAATAAATTCATTTCTGCATTTCTTGTCTGTAATTTTATCGATATCTATCTTAGACATTATCTTTTCTGTTGTTTTAATGCCTCTTTGGAATTTATTAGCCCTTTTTCTTGATTCATATCCTGACTGATTCTCTGAATATATTTTTAAAGATCCTAACTCAGTTTTACAAAAATGACCTTTATCTTGCAATTCTTCCCTTAAAGCCATCAGGTCAAGCCTATAATCTTTAGATTCAAAATCACTATTTCTAAAGATCTTTGCAAGAACAACTCTATCAATATATCCTGCATCAATATATCCATTCTCAGAAAGAAATTTGTATATATCACTATACTCGTTTTTTTTCATACATCCCTATCTTTTAATTTAAACGAAACCAAACTTACCTCAACCAAACCAAACGTACCTTAACTAAACCCACCTCAACGCAACTTAATGATCTCATTCTTGGAATGAAATCAGTTCAAACTTTCCGTAGCTACCAGTGGCTCTTTCGGGTCTCAGTTCGCATAGCCCATACTCATAGCCAGCTGTTTCGATAATTGTCTGTAACTCTTGTTCAGGTAGCAATTCAGTATCTAGGAATAAACCAAACTTCACTTCCCATTTGTGAAAAATTGGTCTTGTCCTCATGATTCTAGCCATACCAACAACAACATTTTCAATGAAAACATAAGGTCTTTCACCTGATTTGTTGGTTTCATTATAGAGATAATCGATGTCTTTGCCTTTAAATGGGATCAATGGATATCCAATCGGTTCATCTAGAATGATAGCCTTGGTCTGTCTTCCTTTCTTGAACTTCTTGGCAGAAGATTTGATACAGCCTTGAAGACATTTGGAAGGCATATATATACCTAGATTTTCATCATAGTACATAGACGCTTCAAATTCAATTCTTGACAGTGCCAAATGGTGTTCGTCTGTCTTCTTCTTAATACAAGTAATCTCCTTCATTTTTTTGGTGATAGGATGGAGTGGATTGCAAGCTTTATCGCAGTGCATGATTAATGGAGTGATTCCTTTGATATGGACATTGTATTTCTTAATGTTATTCATGGTTACCTCATTTGAAAATACATACCATAAAAAAATACTCTCATTTAGTCAACATATATTTTTTTATTGATTCATATATTTTCTTGTGTTAGCATTTTGTATTAGCAGGCATACCTAGAAGGCACTTAAAAAGCAAGATTAGTGAAGATTCGCCTGTGAAAAAAGGAGACCATGCTATCGTGAAATTTACACACACAAAGTCTCTATTTATGACCCATACAAGCAAAATGAGAATCAAAAAGCTTGGTTAAAAGATAAATATACAATAACAAGAAACATGTAAGAGGTCATCATGACATGGTGTGAAGCATTTCTTTATGCAATAATTGCGATGTGTGTAACAAATATCATTAAAAGCGTGTGGTTTAAATGAATAATATCGAACATTATGATCAAGAACTCGTAGGTTATGACAATATTTCAACGAATTTAATCATGAGAAAATTCAAACTCAATGAGACGAAAGCGGAAGAAATATACGATCAATTGCAAGAAATACGTTATGGAAGACACGTAAAAGAGCAGGTTAAATTTTTTAATCGTATTGACAAATTAAGAAAAACAAAAATCAATTAAATAGTTTACAAAAGTGTCAAATTTCAAACATAATGATGATTATCAGACGTTGAATAATTAATAGCAACCCACAGAGTAAAGGAATACAATGATTAAATTTGAGTTTTATGAACCGGCCAACTTACAACAACAAGAAATTGAATCTTTATGGCTACAAGACATTAATATGGATAATTGGGATTACATGTTATTTTTTGAAAATGAACACGATTTCAGTATAGATAATGAAATATTTAAACTTGTTGTTCACCCGAAAAATTTCAACGTAGGAAACTTATTATCGGGTTGTTGTGCCAATATTTGGTATCCGGTAAAAAATTTCCGTGGTCGCAAGGGAATAATCGGTATTGCATATCATTCTTAATAAAGAACAATTTCCATATTTGCCATAATAAAATATTTAGTATATCTTTTTTTCAAGGGATATTCGTTATATTTGGAGGCAACTTGTCATTTTATTTTCCGCCCTGGAATAATGCTCTAGAACCAGATCAAGGCAATGTCCGACAATGGTTAGATAATCTTTACTCAAAATTTCAACCGATCGAGCAATCACGTTGGAATCAAAGCAACATAGATACTTTATTCTATGCTGGATCTCAGACCTTTGTAAATAGATACTTTAATTTTAGTCCTTCCACAAGCTATCAACAGTACTATTTTAATTTGATACAGCAGCCTGTTAACATGATTACAGGCTATCAAAGACAACATAGAAAATCGATTAATTATGTTCCCTCAGAAGGTGCTGATCCCAATACAACAGATCAATATACAAGAGCAATCACACATATTTCCAATACAAATGGTATTCATGAACAGTTCTCAAAAGCATGTGAATTATCTGCAGTTTCCGGAATGGTTTTATTGCAACCTTATTTAGATTATAGTGGTGATGATGCTGCTCAAGGAGAACTTAAACTTAAAATATGGGAATATAATGCCTTTTTGGTAGATCCCTATTTTAGAAGTCCGGACATGTCGGATGCTCAATTTGTATGGTGTCAAGAATATATAAGTAAAAAAGAGGCTGAAAATCGCTTTCCTGATAAAACCGAAATTATTACGCCCATGGCAGGGACGCCACAAAGATATGGATCATTTTACTTCCTTCCAGAAAATTACAATATGGCTAGGAATGATCTTATGGTTCTGTCTTATGTATGGTACAAATGGAAACGTCCTAAGAAGCGTCTTTATAGTCGTACTAGGAACCAATTCTTTGATTTTGCTGGTGGAGACCAGAACTTAGAAGCTATTCTTTACAATATTCCTGATATGGAAGAGGTTACAGTTGAGACACCATGTTGGAAACTAGCTGTCGTTTTAAATGATCAACTCATGTTTCAAGGTGATAATCCTCTAGGATTCGATACATGTCCATTTATTCCTGTTTACTGGAACTATGAACCACACATAAACTACTATGATTTACGCGTTAGGTCACTTGTAAGGACTATGAGAGATCCACAATTTCTCTATAACTATAAAATCATACAAAACAACGATATAGCCTCTGCCACAATCAATGCGGGATGGATGAGAAAGGTCGGTGCAGTAGCTAATGAGGATAATTTAAAGAAAGCAGGTCAAGGATGGGATGTAATCATAAATGAAGGTTATGAATTATCCGATTGTCAGAAGATCATTCCTAGTGCAGTTCCTGAATCCGATCTAGCGTTGGCCCAACAGATGGGAGATCTTATTTACAGCACAGCAGGAATAAATCTGGAAAATTGGTCAGGTCAAGATGATAAACAGACATCTAGTCTTACAGTACTTCTAAAACAAGCTGCTAACTTAATGGTTTTTCAGAAGTATTTTGATCAATGGGATTATGCCTTGAAGCAATTGGGAGACAGAATGCTTCAGATTGTTTTAAATAACTGGAATGCCGAAAAAGTATCTTTGCTGATTGGCGAGGAACCAACACCACATTTCTATTCTAGAATATTTGCTAAATATCAGGTGATAGTCGAAGAAGGATTGCTGACACCAACACAAAAGAACTTCCAAGCTCAGCAGATGATGGAAATCAACGAAAGATTCGGCCGTGAAGTCATACCACCAAGCATGATAATCAAGGATATGAATATACAAGGTAAAGCTGAAATAATGGAATTCTTGCAAAAACAAGAAGAGCAAGCAGCTGCGCAACAACAAGACATGCAAATGGTTCAGCACGCTTTAGAAGATGCTAAACTAAAAGAACTCTACAGTAGAGCTACAAGCAATTTGGCCACAGCTAGAGAAAGACACGGTAGAGCAGAAGCAGATATTGGCCTCTTTGAAGAGCGTCTAAGCGAGATTACACGTAACAGAGCTCTTGCAACTAAAGATAAGATGGCTGCATTATCTCAATTGGTTGAAACGATAGGTAAGTTCGGCGAACTAGAAACTAAAATGAAAATGAATGACATTGAACAATTTGACGCTCGCCAAGAAGGAAAAGAAGACATAGAGAAAATTGATGCCAAAAGAACAGCTATGTCTAACGATTTCCTTAGTGAAATCATGGGTAAAACAGGTCAGCAAAATCAACAAAATCCAATGCAACAAAATCAAGAACCCATGAATCAAATGCAAGAGATGTTAAGATAATATCGATATGGTATTATGAAGAAAAACAAAAAAAGAAAGCCTAAAAGGCTTAAGGAGTATATATGAGCGGAAGACGTATTGATGATCACTCATCACCATGGGGCGCAAAAGGGAAAGATAGCGTGTTTCCAGACGGCCCACACAAAGTTAAGAATGAATCTAGTGCTCAGGGAGTCGGTGCAGTGATGCAGTATGAAGATACTACTGAAGCTATCAAATCTCAGCAAGATATGAATAAAAAGAAAGTACATGGCCACCCACAAAAGTCCGGTCATCGTAATTAGATTCTTTCTCAACGAGAGGGGAATCTAACCCCTCATTTTAATCAAAGGTTAATGTATGAAATCAGGTTTTAAAGATCCTACAGCTCCAAAAGGCAATACAAAAAAGATGAAATCCACATGGAACTTTGATCAACCCGAATATGATGAGCGTAGCGGTTGCTTCGTCAATGCTGGTTCACATTATGGTGTGGGGCATCGTCAACCTGTTGGAAAAGAAGGAAATCCTAAAGAGAAAGTAGAAACTCTCCCAACAGGAAGGGTAAAAACTATGAGAGATGACCAAGTACCACATAAGAACTTAAGAATTGTGATGGATGAATGAAAGCGCCAAAAGTTGCTCATACTTCCAATTCTAAAAAGGGATTAGGTGATTTCTACGGTACCGGTTTAAAAGCCAAGATGGGAAAGATGGTTGAAGGCGTAGGTACAATGGAAGTCACACCTAAGAAAATGAAGACGCCTCCTAAATCTTTGGCTTGATAAGAAAAGTTATTTACTTGTTGATTTTGAGATCTGCTCATAAATAGAAAATATTTGCGAATCTTCTAAATCATCATCTTCTCGAGCTTCAAGCATCTCCCGATTTTTTATGAAGTTATGTATACTATCACAAACTGTTTTATTCTCCGTTAACTTTCCCATTGTAAATTGACTCCACAATTCTTTAGATGGGATCATCCATATAATCTTAATAATATCTGTGCCTGGATATACTTTAAATAACATGGAATTTGTTTGCGCTTGAGGTTTAGTAAGTCTAGGTTGCCATATGAGACGTTTTGTAACACCATCATCATCTGTGCGAGTATGTGCAAATATGTAAAATGCATGATTACCAAAAGGTCTTTTCTTGATTAAATCATCACAACATTCAGCTATCGAAAATGATTGATTCGTAAAGTAATTTAAACGGTCATGTGCATCAAGGATATTAATTCTCACATGTGCATCAAGCATATTAATTCTCATTGGAGTTTCCTTTTTTTAGTAAACTTATCTCTTCACACATACATCTAAGTGCTTCGGGCAAATTAAAATCATCTAAAGGGTCTGAATACTCTTCTTTAAATTCTGCATACTCTTCTTTATATTCTGCAAAAAAATCTTCTCGTAATTTTTTCTGTTGTTTAACATATGTTTCAGACTCTTTTTTAAATATGTTTGTCAGTTCATCTAAGCTATATTTTTTCTTATCCATATCTTGCCTTATAATAATTATTTTAGTTAAATGAAACTGAATCCTAACCGCAGTCCAGCGTAAAGGACAAAGGATATATATGACACCCGAAGTAAATTCAAGTCAAGATGTAAAAGCAAGTGATAAAGAACTTAACTTTAGAGCACTCCAAAACAAGTATGAAAAAGCATTAGAACAAGAAAGAAATGCACGTATAGAAGCCGAAAGAGTAGCTCAGGAAGCATTGAATCGAAAAAATGCAGAACATGAAGATGATGATGATTCTGAACCTTATGTAGACAAAAAAAAATTAAATAAGACTCTTGCAAAATTTGGAGAACAAACTAAACAATTAACTCAAACAGAAATACAAAGAGCTGTGCAAATGGCTCGTGAGCAAGAAAAACAAGAATCATGGATTGAAAATAACCCTGATTTTTACGACACCCTACAAGAACATGCTGATAAACTCGTAAAAAAAACCCCCCAATTAGCTAAAACAATTTTACAAATGCCTGATAACTTTGAGAGACAAAAGTTAGTGTATCTTAACATTAAAGAGTTAGGTCTCGATAAGCCTGAGACTAAACAACAATCGATTCAAGAAAAAGTAGATGCTAATCGTAGATCTCCTTATTATCAACCTTCAGGTGTAGCTACAGCACCATATGCTCAAGTAGGTGACTTTAGTCAATCAGGTCAAAAAAACGCTTACCAAAAAATGCAAGAACTCAAAAAACAACTCAGAATATAATCACAGCCCTCCAAGGTTGGGGGCTTCTCCCGAAGCCCTTTCATGTAAAACGGCTTTACATTAGGAAGATATGTCAAAAAAAACAGAATTTAATTTTAGTAAAAAATTTAAATTAGAATATGTTCCGTTCGACGCAGAAATAAATACAGCTCATCGCATGAAACTTTGGTTTGAATATTGGATTTTGTCTCTTCTTGAAAACTATAAAAAGTGAGCAAGTTTATAAAAGAATATGAAGATGTTGACAATATATTATGGAATAATATTAAATTAAATTACGCTAGTCCGGCGTCAAGGATATTCGCGTTAGTGTGCTATCGCAAGCACTTTCTTACGATGTGATCGAAAACGAACGTATGTTAAGCTCGTTCACTGATCATCATATCATATTAACCTCAATATGAGGTTTACATGTCTATTACTACTACAGGGAATTTAGGCCCTCTTATACTCCAGTCGCTCGCGCCTGCCATGTTATACGTGCCTACCCCTACTATGAACTATATTACCGTCTGCGATAAGGTCTCCATGCCTGCTAACGGCGGTACTACATGCAGATTTATGAGGCCAAGAGCCTTACAGCCCCCTACGATTCAATTGGGCAATGCCGGTATTGATCCCCCAGCCCAAGTTCCTCAGCGTAAACGAGTTGCGCTGAATAAATCTTCGATAATTGACTTGGAACTCCTCGCTGCTTAGCAGACGGAAGACAAGGCGCAAGCAGGGAAACCGTGCAGCGTGAACGACCAAATTCGAAGACCTAGAAATAGGATGCGATGGCCTGAACATTATGGAAACATAATGAGGAAGAGCGAAATATCTTCCCGCCTCTTAATGAGGTCAAAAAAGTAACAGTATGGACATAATTGATGCCCAAATGGCGTTTTTCGGAACAGGTGAAGAAGTTTACTCGTATTTATTAGCTGCATAATTAACTTGATCTTTATATATAACCCATGTTAAAATCCTTGGAAAAAGGAGGATAATATGGAAAGAAGTAAGGAAGAATTAATGTACTCATACGCTGCTGGAGCAATCGATGGAGATGGAGCAATTTATCTTGTTAAGGAAATTAGGTTATATATTCCTTTTGTCCAGCTTGCAAAAAAATTTGGCATTTTAATTTCATCATTTAAAAATGATTTTGGTGGAATAGTGGGATCTATCAAACCTAGATTACCTCACCATGCGCCATTACATTATTGGAGATTGAAAGGAGCTGAAAACTGTAAAGAATTCCTTGGGAATGTTTCACAATTTTTGGTTTACAAAAAAGAAAGGGCAGAAATTTTATTAGATTACATTGATAAAAATCCATTTGTAAGAGGAAAAACTCTAACTCAAGATCAGATGATTGAGAGAGAAAAGTATCATGTGAAAATAGCGTCATTGAATGATGAAGCTTATCTTCAAAATATTTCAATGGTTTCAAAAACATATGTTAACAACGAAGATCCAGCTTTTTGGGCATATGTCGCTGGCATAATGGATACTGACGGATCTTTTTCTGTAAAGAGACAGAAAGGACATTCCGAAACAAAAAATCTTAGGTATATCCCCTGTATTCAAATATCAATGGCTTCTTTGGATGTAATAAATCACATAAGAAGGAATTGTGTTTATGGAACCGTGTGCGTAGTAAAAAACAAAAGTTGCTCACGTGGTTTTCATTATGCATGGAGTATAGGTAAGAAACAGGATTCATCGGAATTTATAGAAAAAATACTTCCTTATTTAAAAGAAAAAAAAGAACAAGCTTCGATTGTCTTAGAGTTTTGCAAAAATAGTGAAAATACTAAATATTGCAAAGCAGGAATTCCTAAAGAAGAATTGGAATTTAGAGAATCGTGTTATCAAAGAATTGTGGCTTTAAATAAAAGTGGCAGCCTGTTGTGTGATTCTCAATAAGGTTAGAGAACACATAAAACTTGGCTATATGCTGGAAACTCCTAAAACTATCGGTACCAAAGTGTGAAAATCTGATAGATGTAACAATGGACAATCAGCAGGGAAGGCTCGAAAGAGAACCCTCAACGACTACACGCCAAGGGCTCTGTAACCGCAGAAGTCAAGATATAGTCTGAACAATGGTGAGAGCCATTGAGAGAGGAATAACAAGACTCTCCGCCATTTATAAATGGTCATAAAAGTAACAGATAGTGCATTATAAATGAACAAGTGATCCTTCAAGATCAAGAGGGGGTCCTAGCATGGGTCTCCGAACGTCTGGCCGTTTCGATGAGACAAGCCGAGGATTGAGATTAAGTCCTCGATAAACCTTTGGTAATTGACTTGGAAGGCTAAGGTAAATGAAAACAGAAATGGCAATGTTACCAAACGGTAACTATGAACAAATAATAAGTCCTATTCAGCATGCATGTATTTTTGAAAATTGGTGTTGTGTTGAATATAGATGGAAAAAAGGAAAACTTCTTCTTAAAATAGAAGATGGAGATCCTTACGAAGATGGTTATAGTTCTGAAGTGAATGTAAAATATTGTCCATTTTGTGGTTATAAACCAGAATGATTTTACTATGCCGACAAGGCGCAAGCAATGTAAAGCTGTTTTACATGTGCAGCGTGAGAGACTAAACCCAGAGGCCCGAAAGGGATGCGATAGTCCGAACATTCCAACGAAAGGGAATGAGTCTAGCAGAAATGACTAGACCATGTCGAAAGACAGGGTAACAGATTGTTAATTTTGCGCGATTACATTGTTTCAGCAGCCTCTACGTTAAATGCAGGTGGCGGCTCCAACGGTAGAATTGTTGCCGTTGTAAAATCAGACCTGATTGAGGTGGAACTCCTCGCTGCGTAAGCAGACGGACAACACTGCGGAACCCGAAAGGGACCGTAAACGAGTAAGGCGGTCAGACACTCGAAAGAGTGAAGCGGTACTCTAAACTCTATGGAGACATAGAGAGGTGGCAGAAATGATCACCCGCCTAGAAATAGGTCACAAAAGTAATAGAATGGATAACCCTACTAATCTAGGTGTGAGCGACTTTTCATTAGTTGCAACCACTCTAGATACGAACAATAAAATGAGTGTTGTTCTAAAACCTTCTCTGATTGACTTGGAGTGCCTGGCTGCTTAAGCAGAGGTTAACAAGGCGGAAGGCGTAAGCCACCGTGAGAGACTAAGTGAGAGGGACGCGAAAGCGTATGCGATAGTCCGAACCATGACTATATATAAAATCATGGAAGTTAGCAGAAATGACTAACTCGCTCGAAAGAGTGGTAACAGAATGGCTTATAAATTTATGAGCGGTATAGAAGGGATGGATAGATTTGGTACAGGCCCTGTACGTTCTGCATATTTTATGCTTACGTCAACTGAACTACAAAGTGACTTTGATTCTTTGGTAGGTCAAGGTTTCTTAAGCCAGTGGAACTATCCGACGCCAAATGCATCTGCACTGCCTTCTGAGTATGGATCTGTGTTTAACATCAGAATCCTGACAAGCTCTGAAGCTCCAGTTGCACGTGGAACAAGTGCTAATGGTCAAGATGTCTATTACAGTACTGTATTAGGCAAACAAGCCATTACACATATTAACCAAGATGGTTATTCAATGAATTTGATATATAGAGACCCATACTACAGTGGTATGTTGGCCCAAAACGCTACTCTTGCAGTTAAGTTTGCGCAAGCGCAGGCTATTACGCAAGATACAGCCATTAGAAACATTCTAAGTACCAGACTTTCGTCTGTAAACTATTAAGGAGGTTTATTATGGCTGAATATTCTCGCTTAATGAGCGGAAGCGTTTTGTCTAATGGTGGACAAACAGCAGTGATATGCCCTTCAATACCTAACTATATCGAAATTACCAATACGACTGAGATCACAGCTAATAGCGGTGGTGTTACTCGTGCTTGGTGGATGACCGATATGGGACAAAGTGCTGCAGCCTATATTACTACTACATCGGGTACAGATGCATCTTTGTATACAACAACCAACGGTTTTACTACTATTCAAGCAGCTTTGGCGCTTCAATATGGTGCAACCGTATTTTTGGGTGCTTCTGGTGTGGTGGCAAAAACATCGCATACAGTAATTACTGTAACCACGACAGCAGCTCATGGTTTAGTAACAGGTAACTGGATTCAATTCCAAAACCTTTACCAAACATCATCTACAGGTATGCAGCAAATTGCCGGATTGCCTTTTATGGTGACGGTAACAGATAGTACTCATTTTACTGTATATTGGGATGGTAACGAATCCAATTATACCGCATTGAGTTCCGGTGGTTTGAATACCAATGCGAGCTTTAAGCAAATACTTTATCCAGTGCTCTATGCACCAGGTAATGCTTATATTGCAGCTGTATCTACAACTACAGGTGTAACTACTGTGACAACTACTGCTCCGCATAATTTTAAAGTAGGGCAAGAGATTGGTTTTAGAATTCCTTCAGTATGGGGACCTTCTCAATTGAATGAATTACCTGATAACACAATCCCAGGAAGTCCACAGTATTTCTATGTAGCGACTGTGCCAACAAGCACGACATTCACATTCTTGAATGCTCCTGCTTATACTGCGTTTACATCTAATCAGACTTTTGCAAGCTTTGTGGGCTTAAAATTCCCTCAAGTTTTTGCAACCGGCGATGTAAACAGTGGTGGCTATCCTTACACAGGTTATGCATTGTATCCTTCACCAACCGTATTTAATGGTTACACTTCCAGCACAACTGTTGGTGTGAGCACTATTAATGGTCCCGGTATCCAAGGGGGATATATTAATGCTACTTGGCAGGGATTTGTGATAGGTTCAACCATTGCGGGTAGTGCAAATGACCAGATATACTGGCGCGCTTATACCCATGATTTGAATACGTAATATATATTATTTATTGAATATAATATTTTGGCGCTTTCCTTAAAAAAGAAGGCGCCTTAATTCAAGAAAAAACTAACAATCTTAGTTGTAATAATATTTTGAATATTGCATCTTAGGGACGGGACAAAATGTCCCCACCCTTGTGTAATAGAGGTATAATATGGCAACACCCTACCCATTCCCTGGACCTGTTCCACCTTATACTAATCTGCCTATTGAGTCTCAATACTATAATCCAAGCCAGTTTTTCATATCAAATGTTACATTAGGAACAACCACAACCGTAACCACGACTGAGAACATGAATTATGTCATCGGTCAATTAGTTCGATTAATTATTCCTCCGATGTTTGGATGTAGACAGTTAAATGAACAACTAGCATATGTGATTTCGATTCCAAGTGCGAATCAAGTGACATTACAATTAGATTCTTCAAGAAATGTAAATCAATTTACATCATCATCAAATCCAACACAACCGCAGATATTGGCTGTAGGGGATATAAATCAAGGAATAATCAATAGTACAGGAAGAGTAATGCTATCTACAACTATTCCGGGAAGCTTTATAAACGTATCACCATAGGTAAAACATGAACGAAATCAAGAAACATAAAAGTACATCAGAAAAAGAACTTGATAACATGCAAAAACAATTCGATAATTTCGATTCTCAAGTGAAAGAAATGACACAAGACAGAATGAATGCAGCGCCAACAAAAGAAGTTGAACCTCAGACTAAGCTATCTCAATCTGAAATAGAAAAATCTAAAGACATATATCTGAAGCCTAAAAGAACCATCTCGAGCAAAGAAAGATTTAATGAAAAATTTAGAGATGAATATAATTTTAGCAAAGAATATGTTCGATTTACAGCTGAAAATAAAGAGATTATAGGCGAAACGATAGAAATGTGGTCTAAACCATATCCTGGTCTCCCTGCTGAAGAATGGGCGATACCCACAAATAAACCTGTCTGGGCACCTCGATATGTTGCAGAACAGATAAAAAGAGCAAAATATCATCGATTAACGATGCAACAACATGTATCATCCGGAACTGACGGGATGGGACAATATTATGGTGCAATGGCTGTTGATACAACTGTGCAGAGACTGGATGCATTACCAATCAGCAATCATAAATCTATATTTATGGGTGCGAGTAATTTTTAGAAAAGATCGAATGTAAAACGGCTTTACATTCATAAAATTAAAGGAAAAATAATGGCTAAAGAAAAATGGATACAAGACATTAATATGAAGAAAGGCGCTTTACATAAAGCTCTACATGTTAAGGAAGGCGAAAAAATTCCTGAGGCCAAATTAAAAAAGGCAGAGCATAGCAAAAATCCAAAAACAGCAAAAAAAGCGAATTTGGCAGAAACTCTTAAAAAAATGCATAAAAAATGAATTTACTTAGCGATATCATCACATATATTCGTAGGATTATAAAAAGCCCTTCTAATACTGCTATAACAGATAATTTGTTATTGGACTATATTAATCGATTTTGGATTTTGGATGTAGATGCTCGAATACAATTATTCGATTTAAAGACTACATATCAATTTCTAACACAACCTGGTGTAGATCGATATAATATGCCTTTATACAATATTCAGACAGAACAGGGATCGCAAAATATATCTTTTTACCCCGTTTATCAGGGATTTTTGAGTCCTGCTTATATAAATGGAATACAAGCGCCATTACAAACGCAGGACAATTCGTTTTTTAATATTTGGCCTAATATTACTCAACAAGCAAATGTGATAGGTGTGGGAGATGGCATCAATTCTAACTACACCTTAACATTTCCTATAGCACCGGATAACTCTAATCCTGTCACGACACCTGTTTCTTATCTTTTAAGAGGGCATGTGGATATATCAGGTATCATCGCCACAAATCAAAATATAGATCCGCCTGTGGGTAATACATTGAATATGTCAATACCACAAAGTAGTATCAGCCCAGCTATTTATTTTAGCACCACGGATAGTACAGGTGCTAATATGACGGTACAAGATTCGGGACAGTTCTTAATGGGTAATGTAAATTATGGACTGTTAATGGTGCCAGGGACCAATCCATTTGGTTATTCCGCATTAAGTGGTGGCTATTCTACAACTATCAACACTATTAATTATTATACTGGCGTAGCTAACGTGACATTTCCTTCGGTTGTACCTAAAGGTCAAAATATAAATGGGAACGCTTTTTTCTTTCAAACGGGATTACCACGAGCGATGCTGTATTATAATAACGTAATCACTCTCAGAAGCCCTCCAGATCAGCAATATCTTGTACAAATTGACGCATACTTAAGTCCTGCGGCATTTTTAAATTCATCATCAGCATTACAATTTGCTTATATGAGTGAATATATTGCACGAGGAGCAGCGAGGAAAATACTTTCAGATACAGGTGACGTAGAACAATTTATGTTTTATGAACCTATTTTTAGAGAGCAAGAAATCTTGGTGTGGAAACGTAGTCAAAGACAATTTACTCAAGATAGAACACAGACTATATATAGCCAAGGTATCAACCAAGGTCAATCAGGGTTTAACAATATTGGAGGTTCTACAATATGACATTTGCAGCATACACATCAGGGATTCCAAACCCTCCAAATGATCCATCGGTGGATGTTTTCACGATGCAATCTAACGTTAATGCTATACCTCAATTAATTGACGTAGATCATGTCGGATTTAATAGCACATACGGTGGTACACATGCACAAGTGCAACTACAAGAATTATCGGGTATTGCCCCTCCAGGTGTACCAACAGGATTGGTAGGAAACGGCTTTGGAACATTATATACAAATGTAATAAATGGAAATGGGGAACTTTGGTATGTTAGAGGAGCATCTACGACAGGTATTCAACTAACAGGTCCAGGAACACCTACAGTTTCATCCAATGGTTATACATTTTTACCGGGTGGAATTTTAATGGAGTGGGGTAATTTTACAGCAACGAATATTTCTACAAAAGCTGTAACGTTTCCATTGGCATTTCCAAATAATGTGTTCAATGTACAAGTTACTTATGTGGTAAGTGATAGCAGTACGATACGAAATGGAGTCGAAAGTGGAACGATATCAAAAACAGGATTTACATGGATAGGTACTTCTACAAGTAGTCTAATTTCAGTTTATTGGACAGCAGTGGGAAATTAATATGGGCGAAAAAATAATCGTTGGTCCAATAAATAGAGGTCTAAGAACAGATAGGACGCCGTTTGTAATAGATAACGACTCCTTTCCGACACTCATAAATGCCTATCAATGGCGTGGAAGGGTTAAAAGAAAACGAGGAACCTCCTTATTGGGAAGATTACAACGAATTATAGGTACAACCGATAATACGGGAGCCATAACAGTAACGATTTCTCCAACGCCGATCCTATCAGGATTAGTTTCATTTAATATCGGTACAGATATATTCACTGATCCGGGAGGCACGAGTCCCGTTACCTTAATAACTAATGGATCAGGAACAGCCACTTTAAATAGGACATCCGGGCTTTTAACCGTTACAGGATCGATTGCTTCTTCTGGTGTAATATATTTCCCTACGCTACCCGTCATGGGTTTAGAAGATTTACAATTACAATCTTCCCAGTACCCAGGAAATATCGCATTTGATACAGATTATGCATATAATATTGCATCTACCTCCCCAGTGACAATTACAGATGTAAGTTTTTATAAAAATCCATTAGCTAGTGCTACATTACCCGGATATGTTCCTAAAAGTAATCTTACTCCATTATATTGGAACGGAAAAGATTACCAGCAATTTTGGTCAACTAACTATGAGAACGCATTTTGGGCAACAAATGGCATAGATGTGCCCTATACAGGTTCTACAATAGGAATGCAATTTAAAACAATCAGTACTATAACGGCCACTACCTCAACTACAGCTACAATATCTATAACATCTCATGGACTAGTAGTAGGAGATTTTATTTTCGTAAATGAAGTTTCAAATACAATGACGGGTATAAATTTTCAAACAGGTTACGTTACTACTGTTAATATTGATGGAAATACATTTATAGCTACATTTCCATTTGCTTCATTAGCCGGAAGCGCTTCTTCAGGTATAGTGCAATATCTTACAAATACAGCAGTTCCCGGAAAAGATTGTTTGCGATGGTATGATGGATCTCCCTCTGGTGGAACAGGAACAGGTTGGGTAAATTTTATGCCACCTTTGTCTCAAGGCATTTATTCGATTTCCGATTTACCACAAAGACAATATTATCTGGTTGGAGCTAAAATCATAATACCATTTCGAGACAGATTATTATTTTTTGGTGTAGTTGTCCAGGCGTCATCAGGAAATCCTATTTATCTACAAGATACGGTAATATGGAGTCAGAATGGCACACCTTATTATAATTGTTCGTATACAAATACCCCAACTGCTACTGTCGATACACCAGTCAATGCAACTAACGTTTTTAATGCTATATTAACGCCAATAAATCAAGTAGCTACTTCACCCGCATTCTTCGAAGATCAGTTTGGTTTTGGTGGATTCATTGCAGCTGGGTTACAACAACCAATAACAGGTGTAGGACCTAATGAAGATGCGTTAATCATAGAATTTACTACTATCCAAACTCGGTTTCTTTATACAGGAAACGATCTCGATCCGTTCAATTTCTACTTAATTAATGCGGAATTGGGATGTAGTAGTACATTCTCTGTGATCATTATGGATGAAGGAATTCTATCTCGTGGAAGTAGAGGTTTCATTATAACTAGTCAAACACAATCTATACGTTTTGATTTAGATATCTTACCGCAATTTTCAGAGATAAGTTTAACGAATAATGGTGCGGAAAGAGTAACTGCGCAGAGAGATTTTATAAATGAATGGGTATATTTTACCTATCCTTCAAATGAAAATACCTATACCTATCCCACACAAACTCTACAATATAATTATCGAGACAGAAGTTGGGGTATCTTTAATGAATCGTATACTACCTATGGACAGTATCGAGCTAACACAGGTGATACATGGTTAACAATAGGTTATAACAGTTGGAATGCTTGGACTGTTCCCTGGACTTCCGGCACGTCTACTTTATTAGAACCTAAAATAATAGCGGGAAATCAGCAAGGTTTTATATTAATTCGTGATCAAGGAACTAATGAAGCAACATCACTATATATCCAAAATATAGTAGGAAGTGTGATGACTTGTACTAATCACTGTCTTAATAATGGTGACTACATAGTAATAAGTGGTGTACAAGGAACTATAGGATCGTCGGTTAATGGAATGGTGTTTTCGGTATCCTCTCCGTCCGTTAATTCATTCAATTTAAATCCTTCTATTCCATCAGGAACATATTTAGGCGGTGGTTTTATAACAAGGATGTATAATCCTCTGATTCAAACGAAACAATTTCCTGTTTCATGGCAAATGTCCAAGAAAACCAGATTAGGGCCACAACAATATTTATTTTCTACCACAGACAATGCACAAATTCAAGTTTCAATTTTTTTAAGCCAAGATTCAGAAAACTCATGGAGTAATCCAAATAATAACACACCACCCAATGGATTAATTTACTCACAAGTTCTTTATACATGTCCTGAAAGCACTAATTTAGGATTGACTCCTGCCAATGTAAATTTACAAATGCCTCTTACACCTGCTTTACAATCACAAACATGGCATCGAATAAATACATCATTGATAGGAGATACAATACAAATAGGTTTTAATATGTCAGACTCTCAAATGAGAGATCCAACGTTAACTAATCAATTTTCAGAAATAGAATTGCATGCATTTATATTGGATGTTTCACCTTCACAGGTATTGGCATGAGTACTACACAAAATTCCGGTCGACCTAATGGTGCGCCTTATCTTAGAACATCTAGAGAATTTCCTGAGGATCCTAAAAAGTTAACTCTGCAGATTAGTAAGAGTTACATAGAGATCGCGAATGCAGTAAATAGTAGAACGATCTCAATATTTCCTATTTCTAATAGCATCCCCACAGGGGAAACATGGTATATCAATTCTACAACAGATTTGACAACAAATAACAATCAAAGACAACAGACTGTCAGACAAGTATACGTGTTTTCTACTATAGACACTGGAGCTACATTATATATTCCGCATTATATCACTAACTTTGTCATGTTTTCCAAAATTTATGGCACTTGTTATACCAATCTGCCAGATTATAGACCCATTCCCTATGCTTCAGTTGCTGCGAATACCAATATCGATGTTAGAGTCGATACTACAAATATTTATGTGGCTAATGGAACGGGATCACCACAAATAAATTCCGGCATGATAATATTAGAATGGTTAACGTCTGTTTAAAAATAATAGTTGATGATATTCTGAAAAGAAAGAGGTGACAAATGAATTCGATGAATGGCTTTGGTGGTCCTGTAAATAGAGCGAAGCCACATGCTCCATCAGGTTATAAATACGCTGAAAATTATACTCCAGAACAATGGAACGCCTATGATAAATCACAAAACCTTTTTGATCCGGAAAGTTTATCCTATAGATTAGCACATGGTGATCAGGAAGCGTACAACGAATTAGAAGCTCCGGCATTGCGTCAATTCAGTCAACTACAAGGGAATATAGCCTCACGCTTTAGCGGTGGTGGTGGGGGAGCAGGAGCGTTAAGTTCAAGAAGAAGTAGCGGATTTCAAAATGCATTATCTTCTGCGGGTTCAAACTTTGCTCAGGACTTACAAGCACAACGTTTAGGACTAAGACAACAAGCTATTAAGGATCTACAAGGCATGTACAATGATTTCTTAAGACAAGAGCCTTATAGTCTGCAAGCTAAGCCACAACAACAGCCAAGTGGATGGGGTGGAATATTGGGCGCAGGTCTTGGTGGTTTAGGCGGTTTTTTTGCAGGTGGTCCTTCTGGAGCATTATCAGGAGCTCAATTAGGATATGGAATAGGTTCAGGATTTTAATAATAGGTAATATATGGTTCAAATCATCCCGGCAAATCCAACAAAACAGTCATTTTCTCAGAAATTAGCAGGTGGTATAGGAAGAGGGTTAGAGATAGGCTCACAACTGTATGGAGAACATCAACAAAAACAATTATTAGCTCAAGAGAAACAAAGCGCCACTGATGCTATTCTACAATTGACCGGAAAAGATACATCCGGATTACCGTTGGAAATGCAAAAAGAATATTTGTCTAAGGCACTTCAAGGTCAAAATGAACAAGCCAAACAGCAATCTAAATATCAATCTCAACTTGATTTGATGAAACAACTCGGACTCAATTTAGGTGAAGAAGAGGAAAATGAACCTACACAGGGACAGAGATTCGAAAAAAAACAACCTAAAGGCATTCTTAAACCTGAGTATGAAAATCTTGCATCTGAAAATAAACGAGCACAACCTTCAAAGCTAATTCCTGAAAATAAGATTCAAGCTATGGCATTAATTAATCCGGCTGTAGCTGACAAAATGCAAAAGCATAATGATAATATAATGACTCAACAGAGACATGAAGAAGACATTGAACAGAAAAGATTTGAATCAGAAAGAAATTATCATACAAAAGCAACCATTGAAGCGGATAAAGAAATTGAACAATTGCGTTCAGTAATACCTAAAAAAGAAATGGCTTTAGATTTTGCAAGAGGAGCTATAGAATCTGGAGAAATTGGAGCTTTTTCTCTTGCAAATTTAGCTGAACGAACTGGTATTAATGAATTACAAAATGCTAAAGGTGCTCAATTAATTACAGCAGCTAAAGAAAATCTTTTATCTAATATGGGTCGAGTTAGTTCAAAAGGACAAAATCTTTGGTTTGAACAAAGATTAAATTCTATGTTTCCTAAAGTGGGTCAATCTGAAGAAGCAAATTTAACAATTCAAGAAATGTTGGATGCAGAAATCGCTTTAGATAAATTATATTTAGAAGAATATGATCGGTTAACTGAATCAGATGAAAAGAATTTTGGTTATGGAAGAAAAGATAGGGCAAAAAGAGCTCGATTAGCTATTAAACCAATGGAAAATCATGTGTTTAATCGTGCTGTATTTAGAATGAAGGAAATAGAGGAACAAGAAAAAGGATTAAGTGATATAAAAAAGAAAGTCGGTAAAAATGTTGATAAAGGAACTCCTTTAACTTTAGCAATGGCTAAATTATATTATGAAAAATATGGCGATGAAGCCGCAAAAATTGCTGAGAAAAATGGATATAAAATACCAACTTTAGAAGATTATAAATCATTTAGAGAACCTTCCCGCGAATTCCGAGAGGAGTTGTAATAATGAATAATACCATATTTGAATTGGTAAGAGAGAAACCGACAGAAGGCAAAGATGGTTTTTTGGAAATGGCGAAGAATGCACCTCAACCAAAAGACGATTCTTATTTAAATTCCATTGCAGATTATGCAAAAACTTTTCTAAAGGGTTCAATAGAAGGAATGCAAAATTTAAGTAATATAATGGCGCCTTCAATTAGGACTCCTGAAATAAAAGAAGGTAAATTTCAGTTTGGTCTTACACCTTCGGAAAGATCGGAAAAATTGACAGAATCATTAGATGAATTATTGCCAACAGATGAGAGATATATTCAAAGATCTATAAGAAGGGGATTAAATCAAGCTCCGTCTACGTTAGCTTTTCCTGGAACTCAATTATCTTCTTTACCTCGCTCCATAATTGCAGGATTTGCTGGAGAGGGCGCAAAATCTCTTAATTTACCTGAGTGGGCACAAACAGCAGCTGAATTGACAGCATATATTGGACCAGATATAACAAAAAAACTTTTAAAAACAGGAAGTAATAAAGAAATAATTGAATTTGCGAAAAAAATGGGAATGACAGATGAACAGATCACACCTTTACTACAATCAGAATTTAAACAAAAATGGTTATCTAAACTCTCTCCTAAACGAGGTTCAACTGAAGTAGCTTTGAAGAATACAAAAAAAGGACTTCAAGAATCATATAATTCTATTCAGAAATCAGAAAAAGCTTTAGTAGAAATATCAGAAATAGAAAATGGAAAACTCATTAATTCCTTGATGGAAAAAATCGATGAAATGCCTAGTCATATAAAATCAGAAATAGAAAAAGATCTTCAAGAATTATTAAATAATAAAATTACTGGAAGATCGTTAATGAATTTTTTCAAAGACATTAATTCTAAATTTTCACAAAACACAAATGAACTTTCTCTTTTAAAAAAACCTATAACTGATGCATTAAAAACAATATCTCCTGAAGTAGCTAAAGATTTTGAGATGGTAAATAATCTTTATACTAAATATTATCGAATCGCATCTCGTTTAAAACCAAATCTCATGAGTGATATAATTGGAGCTGGAAAAGCTTTGGGGATAGGTATTTCCACATTAGGAGCATTGACAGTCGGATATTATCCTCCATTAATTCATTTATTAGGGGAAAAAGCTGCTTCTAAATTAGCACAACATCTTTTGATAAATCCTAGATTACAGCAATTATCTGAAAAAATGATTATAGCAATGAATGAAAATAAGTTTGGAGTTATAAAAAAATTAATAAAATCTTTCGTTAATCAGATCAAAAATCAATCTCCTGAAACTGCAAGGGCTTTAGAAAATATTTCAGACAAAGATTTAGAGGAATTTCTTATGAATCAAAAAGAAAAAGCTGAATAAAAACCAAAGCGAATATTCCTAAAATAATCATTTTCTTACTCCCTCTTTAAGCAAATCATAAAACATAACATGTAATGTATCCATTCTAGAATTGGCCGCATCGATTCTAGACGAATTAGATATCCATAAAGTTATCAGAATAGCTGCTATAGCTATATTTACGCCAATAATAGCTAAAGTATCTGCGTGATTCTTAAAAAAATTTTCTTTTTCCATTATTTTCCTCCTTTATTTCTCTCTTCATACGTATAATAATATACGCTATCTAATTTATAAACAAGTACCAATCTTTTCTTTAAATTTTCGTATCTTTAAATTTAAATAAAATTTAAATTATAAATTGAACAAAAAAGGAGTCCATATGTCTTACCAACCAGGCGCAAATATTTATACACAAGGTTTCGGAAGTCGTCCAGAAAATGTTGAGGTTCCACACCTAGACGTACGGGCTCCTAATACAACTGACTATCAATATCCTATCGGTAAACGATGGATAGATCAAGTTGGACTTAATGACTATACTTTAGTTGGAATAACATCAA